TAATCTGTCAGCACCTGGTGCAGCAAAGTTAGAAAATCCTTTTGCATTGTCATATAGAGAGGTATCTTCTTTTGCAGCAACTTCTGACTCAACAACTTGCAAACCTACTCTGTATGTGCTATCATTTGTATATTGATCTAATATAAGTGTCTGTTCGTTAACTCTAACGAAATTACCCCTTACAAAATAAACACCACTTGCTATACTTGCTGCTGACCCTGTTAGACATGCATCTACAGTAATAGTTGATGCTACAGAAGATCCTAGATTTAATGTTGTATTACCATAAGTTACCGTATCCTCTAATATAAGTAATTCTGAATTATCGAAGAAATCAAAAGATCCACTAGGACCTGGTGAAACATACTTTACATATATTGTTGGATTATTGTTATCAGACTCAGATGCAGTTACACAATTAATTACCCTTGCTACTACACCAGAACTTTGACCTTTTATTTTCTTTCCTTTAAGTGCACCTAGATATACTTCAACATCAGTTCCTAAATGAGTTCCGTCTAACTGTACTGCAAAATATTCTGGATCAAAAGTAATACCGCCAGGTACTACAACGGATCCTTCTTTAAATATATGACTACCAAATTGTTCAACTTGATTCTGCAGAATAGACTGCATAGTCGTAAGTTCACGAGCTTGAACAGGAAATCCTGGTTTAAATAGAACTCTATGAAAATTCTTGGTTCTGTCAAAGTCGTCGTAATAAGGACTTATGTTGAGGTTGGTCTGTTGTGGCATCTTCTTAGAACTCTAATACGATTTTAATGTCTTCTTTTTGACGCTCATTTCTTGTAATAGAGGGTCTATTGTCAAGATAAATTAAATCACCGCTGCGTTTATTTATCTCAGCATCGGCAATCCCATTTGTAAATTGAACTCCTAAATCAACAGTTCTACCTGCAGGAGTAACAGTAGATATGCCACTGAAGGTTGTATCCACATTAACACTAAATGCGGTACTAGTGATAGCATTTGCAGTTGATGTAAATTCTAAGACTGGAGTTTGATTAGCAACATCATTACTATCAGTCTGATCATATAGTGATTGGTTGAATGATAATGTTCTATCTTGGAAATATTTAATTACCTGTGTATCAATATCATAAGAAGCAACATAACCTCTAGCAGTTCCCACACCAGTTATATTTTGTTCTATAACTGTACCAATACCAAGAGCTTGTGATGTATCTCCTGTAAATTTAATTGATTTTAATGCAGAAAATTCTGATGTTTGTAAGAAGGTAGTTCCAGAAGCACCAACTGCTTGAGGATTTCTAACTAATCCAACTTGACCAAATATTGTATCAGGTACAAAATCATAAGAAGATGCATCAAATCTAGTGTATATTAAAACTTTATCAGTTCCTAGTTCTTTGTAAGCATTAAACCCGTGACCCAAAGTTGGTGGTATAATAGGAGTTAACTTTGCAAAAGTCGTAGCATTAGAATTAATAGTAGATAGATCAACACGCCCATAACTGTAACCTTGTCCCCCTTGAGTTACTTGTGCTTGTATAATCTCACCGTTTGTATTGGTTAAGATTCTTACTTTTCCTCCAGACCCATCACCTAGTATATCAACTTCTATAGGACTAGAAAGGAAGTTATATCCTCTGCCAGGATTATCTATAGATACAACTTTAATTTGATTATTGTTAACAGTCGAATCTCCATTATCTCTAACAACCTTTACATCTGCATCAATAGTTGTTTCCCAATCATTAGGAACAGCAACATATTCAGTAGAGTCAAATTTTACAATATCCGCAGGAGGGACTGTAAACATGTACTTCCAAAGATAACCATCACCACTCACACCTGCAGCAGATGGTTCCAAATCTGTAAAACCTGGTTCATCTAATGATGCACTAGCAATCGTGGTTATACCCGCAGATCCATTGTTGATACAAACATAGACCCTAAAGTCTTTATTCATAACATAATAGTTTGCTGAATATAATCTACTAGAGTTAGATACTAAAGAACGATTAGTTGTGCTATAATCATGACGATACATGTCGTAAGATGTACCTTTAGTCCAACTTACTTTTCTAATTAATCTTCTTACATCACCAGGAAATACTTTTCTTCCAAAAAGCATAGTATCATATACATGGTTATTATAGTTAATACTATCTACAGGTGATGGCGGTTGAATAGTTGTACTATTCCAAGTATCTGTGCGTCCGAATCCCGATACTGTAGGATTTGCTAATCCAAGAAAAGCATAGTAAGAGTTATCACCGCTAGTAACATCTTTCATAAAGTTGTTAGCGTTGATAATCCTAAATTGATCGGTTATAATTGCTGCCATTGCAATATTCTATAAAAAGGGTCTTACTATTTTGATATTTATAAGGTTTTATTGAGTGCTCCAGTATTACGCAACCCAATGTTCATACGCTTGGCGGTTGGCCATTCGTCTAGGTCTTGATTGTAATTCAAACCTTTAACAGATATGTTAAGAGGATATGCAACGCTTCTTAACGCTCCAGAGAATCTTCCCCATGTTAATTTTGCTGCAGGGTGTAGTGTTGAACCAACACCAACTAGTCCACTTACATCAGTTCCAGAGTGTATATTACATGTAATAACACCTGTTCTAGAACTACCATCCCAAGATATAGCAGAGACATAGTATATATTGTCCACATCAAAGGTGCTGATACCGACTATATCGGAATCATGACTATCAATACTTGTAATCACACCTGCAACAGGTTGCAGTCCTGATCCAAAAACTTGGATTGGATAACCTGCTTCTAAATCTTGTACATAAGATGAGTTAAATTCATTAATTAGATTGTTAGTATCTAACTGTAATACAAGACCAAGATCAGTTCCAATACCTGCTGATGTTGTTATACCAGTAATAAGACCAGTATAACCTTTAACATTATTATTATCAGGTGTAACATCACTCCAAATTTCATAGTTAACACCTGCTTGTGCAGTAGTTCCAAATCCTACATTCGCAGCATGTACGAATAAACTAAATGGATCTGCTAAGTTGCCATCAAGATCTCTAAATCTTTCTGTATGATTAGTAAACAAGAATGAGTCAGTAGAAGCAATAGATGCTAAGACATTACAAATAGGTGTTATTTGTGCCTCACTTTGATCTCTTGCTTTAGAAATTAATCCACCACCATATTCAATATCTTGTTTTTGTTTATTCCATCTTAGTGGTTTGAAATCATTATTATTAACACCACTACCTTGATAGAATGGTGTTTCAACAATAGATGCTGTTGCAATCCTTTGAATTATTCTTTCATCTCTTTGTGCAAAATTAGTTGTATCTTTAGCAACATTATTCAGTTCAAGTTCTGCACTCTTGAATAATTCTATTATGTCACCTTCTTTGATAGTTTCATTAACATCAAATATGAAACTATCTTGACCAACTGTTCCTCTATAGAAGAATATGAATATATCATCCTCTTCTGTTGGTGGAGAATCAAATGATATTGATGTTCCTCCGTTAAACTCATAGTTTATGCCAGGTTCTTGAAGCACACCATTTACAAATATTAAAAGAACAGCATCTAACTGTATAAGTCTAGATCGTGGATCATCTAAATCTTTTTCAAAACTTACTAGTTGGTTCTCATAGTAAAGTGGGAATCTCTTATCTCTTCCATTTTGGAATGGTTTGATATTATCAATATAATCTAACTGACCAAATTGATATGCAGAAATATCATCATTGAATATATCGAGAACTTCTATTTCAAATGTCTCAAACTCATCACCTGCAGTAGGATCAGTTGATAATCCAGCTAATGTAAATTTATCACCTATCTTAAATCCATAACCAGGTTTACTAAACTCCCATTGTTTTACTTCAAATAATGTAGCACCCACACCTGTATTAGTGCCGACTCCAATTATATCAACTGTAATAGAAGCACCTACCCCTGTAGTTGTTGTATTTCCTAATCCAAGTCTGTAAAGACCTTGTATTCCTAAATTACCTCCATTAGGATCAGGAGCAAATAATTGTGTGTTGCCAGAGTAATCAGTTCCTGCAGCACCAATATTGAATATCAATGAACCACCTGCACCTACAGTCGCTGTTATAGTAGCTCCTGTACCTACTGAATCAGATACACCTATTGATACTGTGCCTAAAAGTTGATTATAACCAGAACCAAATGTTAGATCATCCAAATACTTAAATGCGTATGGTGATCCACCACCATTGTATATGTGAGGTATAGTGCTAGGTCCTACAAAAGTGTTGAATATTGTAGGTGATACAATCTGTGTTATGTCAGTAGACTGATCATAGTCTGGGAAGATGTTAGTTGTAACACCAACATAGTTAAGAGTCTGAACGGCATTTGTTGCTGCTGATACAAATGTATGTGCAGATTGTGGTAAATGCTGTACTGAACTTGTAGCAGCACTAACAAAAGTATGTGCAGATGTACCAGTTCCTCCTGTACCAACATTAAGATCAATAGTTCCCGTTTGTTTTATCAACGCACCCGTAGCTACAGAGTATAATAAATGATCACTTGCATCATAATGAGGATACAATCCGCTAGATGATCCTACATCAATAGAAAATGTATTGACTGTTGTACTTGCTACCGCAACCCATTTATCTCTTATTGGGTCACCTAGTCTAGGATATGGGTGATAAGTTGCGTGATTATCTTTACTACATGTAAATGTTAGAGAATTACCCGCAATTTGTATTCTATTACCTACCATGAGATTATGACCTGCGGATGTTGCTGTCAAAATACCTGCTGTAGGATCGTAAATTGCGGTAGATATATTTGCTGTTGCTGTTCCAACTGCGACAACATCAATAGATGCACCCGATACAGGGTCAGTAGCACGAGGATATGTCTTCTGTGCAGTGTTACCATCTTGCAAACAAGTAAATGTAAATGTATTATCTGGTATTACAACACCTTTTCCAACATATAGATCATGTGTACCAATGGTTACTGTCATGATACCTGCATTAGGATCATAGTCTGCATCCGAAGGATTCCAATAAACATTACTACCTGCAGCACCTACATTAACTCTAAAGGTGTTTGTAGTGACATTAGACACTGTTAGATACTGACCATTACCTGCAAGAGGATCAGTTGGACGAGGATATGTCTTATTACCAGTTCCCATTGTACAACTAAGTGTCAATGAGTTAGCTCTGAAACTAATTGAGTCACCATTTGCCAATCCATGATTGTTCAAAGTAACTGTTGATATGCCAGTTGCAGGATTGTACACAAAGTTTGTGGGTGTTCCTACATCATCTTTAGGACATGTAAAGTATAATCCAACGAGTTTTATTTGATCATCAATAGTAAGACCGTGATTTGTTGCGGTTGTTACTGATAATATACCAGTTACATTATTATACTGTGCGGTGCTGATCTGGAATCCTGTACCTTCTGATGTAGGAATACCAATAACACCTGTAATAGTACCGCTAGAATCTAATTGAGGAACTACTTTTGCACCGACAAAAGGAGCATAACCTCTACCTGGCGTAGATCCTGCAGATATAATAATTCCACCTCTCGGTAATTGGTTCTCGTTAACATCACCAATGTCTATTATCGGTGTCGTAAATCCTTCTGAACTAACACCAGTAAATTGAACTGAAGCAATTCCCGCATTTTCTATAATTTTAAAGTTTGCATCAGTATTATTTTCACTAAATGGTGCTTGGAATATATTATTGATGAATAATACACCGTTACCACCTGTGGTTCCAATACCAGTAACTGCTCCACCAACAGATGTTAATGGGTAGGTAGTCTCCAATCCATCGAATGAGTTTGATATGTCATCAAATAATTGATTCTTGAGATAATCTTGTCTTAGGAATGTTCTTCCACCAAAGGTTGCTCTAGGATATGGTAAGTTGCCAGGATTAAGTAAACCTAAATCACCACCAAGAGGTGCTTGTGTAAAGTGTATATTACTATCTAATATCTGGAATGACCCTCTAAAGATCCTAGCAGGTTGTCCTGCAGCGTGTGGAGTAGCAGCAGTACCAACTGCACCTCTTTCTACCTCAACTAGACTCCAAGTTCCTATACCAACAGCAGGACCTAAACTAGTTGTACCTACACCAACATTTCTTACAATAGAATATTCATCTTCTATTCTAATAAGATCTCCAGATAAGATTGATCCAATACCACTTAATACAAATGCGGTGACAAATCCTGCAACAGGCACTTGTAAATCGTAGTTAACTGATGTATAAGTTATTGGTTTCTGAACAAGACCGCTAATAGTCACCATTGACTTAGAATCTCTCTTTGCCATCGAGAATCTATGTTTATTACCCGCACCAGAACCAGGTAAGAATGTTACTGCAGCACCTGATATTGCGTCATTTTTTGTTAATGCTATTCTATATTCTTCCTCATTGTCCTTTATCGCAAAAACAAGATCAGGAAGATAACCAGTTACACCTGCACCTGTCTGATATACAAGAGCAGTACCGCCAATACCTATTAGGTTTGAATCTGGTTTGTATACTAGTTGCTCAAAAGTCTGGAAGAAGTGCTGTTGCTTAAATGTACCTGTAACTCTATCAAGAGCATTAGGATCAGCAATATTGGTTTCTTGTGCATATATTGGAACTCCTTGATGCTTTATCGCAAATGATCTGCTATCTCTATTGTTTATTCCTAAGTATTTGGTTTGTGCAACGCTCTCAAAAGCAGATCCATAAGAAAGTTCACCAATACCTGCTAGTAAACCATTAGGATCTTCGTCTTTGTATAAGATTTCGTTATATGCACTGACACTAACTATACCAGAAACTGATGGATGGAACTCAAGATTGATATGACCATCAGGTCTGTAAGTAGATCCAAATGTACCAATTCCCATTGTAGCACCAACAGACGCTAATGGATACTCAGTTATAAAGTTTTGTTGATTATATGGATCAGTTAATAAGTATATTTGATGGATAGATTGTGTATCACCTATTGCAACATGGATTGTAGACTTAACAGATAAATCTCTAATACTAGCAATACCGCAAACAGTAGCAATACCTGCTTTTGCTTGACTTGTAACTTCTAATCTTGCAGTTCTTTCAGTCCCATCTGGGTCAAATGTAGTATTCTTAAATCTGTAATTTGTTGTAGCTCCTACCACTGAAGGATCTACAGCAATCATTTTAGATTTGACTTCTACTGTATTCTGACTTCCATTCAAGAAATCAAACTTTAATAAACCACCATCTATCTGAGAAGTGATAGTTCCAATAAACTCAGGTGATGATAAACCACTTAAATTTTGTTTTGAGTTAAATGCTGCTAATTCTGTTAGATATGTGTCAGAACCATTATGCATTGCTGCATATTCAAAGTAATCAACTTGATTAGTTGATAGGTCACTTACAACAAATTGCACTACAGCAGCTTCAGTTGTTATTGTAGAAACACCAAGAACATTACTTGTAAGAGCAACTCCTAATGTATTTGCTCCACCTACTGTGCTAACTGACGATTCTAATCTAATATGACCAAATGCAGTGGTTCCCACTCCAATAGTATCTGAGAAGTTTGATTGGAAAGTTTTAACTTCGTAGTCAGTATCAAATGGTTCATTAGGTCTTATTATTAGATCTGTAGCATTAGACGCATAACTAGTGTCAAATTGAACATAACTTGTTGAGAAACCTAGTTGATCATAATTTTTATCTTCGTATTTTTGTAGTAAGAATGTATCTTGACCAACAGTTAATGAAATAAACTCATTTAATTGATATTGATTTTTTGCAGGATCTTCTGCTTGATGAACAGTTTGAGTAAAGAATCTTTGGAATTTTCTAGGAGCAGGATAAGTAGCAACAATTCTATAAGGACTTAGATCATTAGAATCATTAGACACAAACTGAGGACTAATATCATCATGAGATAAAACTCTGTTTGTCTTATTCAATATGAAATCAGCAAGTCTAGTGCTTCTAAGTTCTATAAACTTGGATATATTATCTTGTGATTGGAAGTCTCTTCCTAGATCAGCAGGATATATTGCATCAACTCTGAGTGGTTCGTTGATAAAGTCTAATACTAATCCACCTTTATCTTCGGCAGGAGTAAATGTTTCACCTACACTCTTGTAACCTGGTAATTGTGCATCTGTTATAATCTCAGTGTTAGCAAAGTTTTTAAGACCTGTTGGGTGTACAATATCATTAACATAGGTAATTAAGTCTTCATATGTCTTAGGACTCTCAATAGCATATGATAAATTCTGATAATAGTCGTTATCTGGTAATACTTGGTTTGTATCATTGATCAATCCAACATTATCTCTCCAACCAACTGTTGTTTTAACAGATGCCTGTATATTGAAATTACCATCAAATTCCTCTACTCCAGTAATTCTAGCAGATGATCCACTCAATTTACCAATTAAAATATCTCCAACTTCTAAATCTTCAGCACCACTAACAATAATATTAGCAGTATTGACATTAACAAAGTCTAATCTAACATCAGCAAAAGGATTAGTATTTCTCTTAAACTTCTCATTCTGGACAAATGTTGAGAATCCCTTAGTAACAACAAATGTTGCAAGATTTTCAAACTTAGTTATATTACCAAATCCATATATTGCAGTTACACCTATACCTGGATTTGTAGTAAAACCAGTATAGTCAAAAGTAACCTGTCTTGGGTTTGTTGCATTGTTATAATCACTAACTCTAAATGGTGTAAATTTATAGTCTGCAGAGTTATATCCAGTGCCATCATAAGAGGTAATACCTTCTAAGAATATAGAATCTCCAATTGCAATGGGTTCTTTCTTATATCCTAAAATTGGAGTGGATATCTTACATGTTAATATACCTGCATCGGCAAATGCTTCTAATACTGCAATACCATTACTATTTCTTGTAGGTACTACTCCAAATTCATTTTCAGACAATCCCGAAGGTGGCACACTAATAGTTGCACTGGTAACAGCAGAATCACTTAAATCACAAGTTATAAGTCCACTATCTACAATTTCACCTGTTCCTTTATCAAATATAACAAGTTGAGGTGCGGTAATATATGCTCTACCACCAAATGATACTCTAACATCTACAATAGTTGAATAATCAGCAATAGTAAGAACTCTAGGTATAAAAGCATCTGGTTTTAAAGTATTATCAGATGGATAACCAAAAACATCATCAGGAACTGAAACTTCTGATAATCTATTGATATCTACTGATTCTGCTATCAATATTGCATTAGAACCACTTCCTGCAACACTACTGATGCCAGGAACTGTTTGATAATTTATTCCACGGTTAATAATGCTTATTGATGATATACCACCATTAGCATTTGGTGATTTTGTTGTATATGATAAGTTATCGCAGTTAGCACTAGTGTATTGTAAAGACTCAGGAGCAAATCTTAGATTGACCTTAAATTCAGTATTTGATACACCTACGATATTGAATTTTCCAACATATCCACTATCAACATATTTTATTTGAGATTGATTGGTTACACTAGTGTTTTTAGTAGTTGTAACACCACTAGTTCCAAAAATATTGTAGAATAACAGTTCTGGAGAACTATCTGCATATTTAAGAATTGTAGTTGGATGGAATGGGTTATCAAAGGTAGGAATAGTAGATCCAATACCAACAGTTGCTAATGTGCTTACACCAACAACTTCAAAAGTCTCACTTGTGGCAGATCCAACAAATTCATTGAAATAATTCGTATCATAGTAGAATTTTAACTGATAACCTGTTAGACTTGGATCACTCATATCAAAGACCAAATCATTATTCTTGAAAGGTCTTAATTGTGGGTTTATTGGGTTTATTGTTTGACCAGATCCACCTTGACTTGTCATATTGACAAGAACAGGTACACCTACAGTTTCTGCAAAAGTATTTGTAAGAGATATTGTATTGTCATCTACTCTAACAACATAGTATTCTTTTTGACTAATACCATCAGGTAAATTTGCACCATAATACAATATTCTGTCACCTGTAACTAATCTATGATCATTTGATGTAATTCTGTTTGTATCTGTTCTTATTCCAGATGCAGCAATCTCAAGAGGATTAGTAATTAGATAATTATCAATAACTTTTAATTTAGTGTATGTTGTTGTACCAATACCAGTTGAAAGACCTGGTTTTACAATTAAGTCAATTAAATCACCATCTTCTAAACTATGGTCAACAGTAGTTTCAACAGTAGTTGCAATTTTCTCAACTGTACCTGTAACTTTAACTGGTTCTATTTTCTCAAACAAATAATCATATACATTAGATCCACCACTAATAAATGTTATATCTGCAGAAGTTTTAGTTGTTTTTATTCCTATTGTATCCTCAGTCTTCTTAACTGCGAAAACTGTTGATGGAAGATTGAATGTACCTGCATATATTGATGATGTGGCACAAGAAATATTAGATCCTCCTGCAGGAACAGAAAAATTCAATTCATCATTAGTTTGTAAACCATGATTTTGTAAATGTATTGTTTTTGTTAATAAAGATCTATCTTTGGTAACACCCATATACTGATAAGATCTAGTTATAGTTTGACTTACTGTAGTACCAAATCCAACAGACTCTGTTGGGTTGAAGTATATCTTTCTATCTGGTTGAGACTCAAAGTACTCAACTCCTAGTGGAATTATAATTTGATCTGTAAAGTATGAAACTCCAATACCAAGAATACCTGTAGTTGCAGCAGCACCTGATCTACGAATTCTTAATACTTGATCATCAGGGAATATATTTAAAATCTGTGCAGTCTCTGATCCAACACCAACAGTTGTGCCTATACCTGCATTGACTATCTGTGTCGAGAATCCAATAGTAGCACCAACAGAAACCGTAGGAGCAATAGATTGTACTCTAATATCAGTAAAGATACCAACAAACCCATCATCGAGTAAAGATGTTGAATAGTCAACTAAACTAATTTGATGTGATCCAGTTAATCCAATGATACTACTAGACAATCCAGAAACCTGTACAAAGTCACTTGACTCTAATTGATGGAATGGTTTTCTATAACCAATAACTCTATTTCCTCCACCCCATGAGAAAATTATATCTTCAAATTTATTAAAGACAGTGCTAATTCTACTTACTTCCTGACCATTGATTTTATTTACAGTTGCATATGCATTAGTTCCACCAGTATCTGCATTATCAAAATTCAATGGTGTGCCAACAGTATACCCTATGCCTGGTTGGACAATTTTAATATTGTCTATTGATCCAGATAGTATTCTATCAGGGAAGGCAACATTATTAATTGATTTGTATGGTTGAACCACATAATCATATGATACACCACTACCAAACATGTTGTATGGATTTGTGTTTCTAACTAATTCTGAGTTTTCAAAGTCAAAGTTACTTTGTTTTATCTTACTACCTACTTGTATGTTCTCTGATATTGGGAATCCTCTGTAAGTGTGACCAATGTAGTATGGAAACTCAGGTTGAATTAAGTTATCTACAGTTGCAAAGTATGCATATATTCCTTGAGTAAACTCAGGTGTTTTACAGAATCTACCATTGTGCTCATCTAAGTCACCACTAGCATCATAATAATAATCTTCTGTAAAGTATCCTGCTACAAAATCTGCGGTGCTTGGTCTATTCTTAACTCTAGATTGATCTAACTTGTAAGAAGAAAGCATTCTTCTAGATCCAGATTGATTATTGTCTCTATCTGAGAATCCAAAAGGACCGTATATTGGGTTTCCATCATATGCCCAACCTATAACAGGAGAGTGACCTACACCGTCATCATTAAATACAGTTCTAACTGTTTCACCATATCCAACACTTTCTATTGCTAATCCACCCTCAACAGCACCTAGATAATCTCCATTAGTTGTTTGACTAGTCTTAAATTTATTACCTGTTAGTTTTCTAATATTACTAGCAAATGTAGCAGCGTTGCCTGGTGCAAGAACTGTTACTGATGAAGTTGATAATGCATATCCAACACCTGATGCTAGAACTTTGACTTCATCAATAGATCCACCAGACATTATAGCACGAAGTCTAGCACCATTTGCAGTTCCTACTCCAATAACTTCTAAATCAGGAGGACCGTCATAGTTCTGACCTGCTGCTTGGACAAAAGCATCTGTTATTCTACCATTAACAATAGTTAGTCCAATCTGACCCAACTCACCATAATTTGTAGTTACTATTGGTGTTTTTTCAAAATTGATGATATTAGATCCATAATCACGACCTTCATCATAAAGAATAGTATCAACAACCTTACCACGAACAATAGGATTTGCTTCTATAGTTCTATTAGCGTCATCACTTGTAACAACATTAATATCAACAGTTACCGCAGGATAAAAGAAGTTTTGATATCCAGAACCAGTAGAATCAAATCTAGTGTATAACTTATTAAGATAATTTGTTTGATCAGGTAATCTTGTAGTTGCTAGACCAGAATTACATAATCTAAAACTATTATCATCTATTGTTAATACTTGGTATTGTGCAGTTGTAGATAAACCAGTTATTGCAGTATCATCTGAACTGTAATGAATAACCTCACCATCTTTGAATCCATGATTAGGGAATGAGATAAAATCTCTAGCAGTGCTGATTGCACCAATAGTTCCTGTTGGACTTACTGATATTTTTCTATTAGTGTAACCTGATCCACTATCAATTATAGCAATTCTAGATATTCTCCTTTTAGTCTCATAATCATTAAATTGATGAATACCAACATTTGAGTCACCTGCAGTAGAACCAAAACTTACTGTATTGACACCTGATACTGCATCAGACTTATTTCTGTAAATTTGGAATATATTTGTTGCTGCAACACCAACATAGTAAGATTGACCTTGTACAAGACCAGTATCAACCCCAACAGCAGTGCTAGTAGAAAGTGCTATTGGATTATTGTTATTTGCATTGTATATTACTCTATCACCTGTTTTATAGAAATGTTCTTTGTTTAAAATGAATCTATCTGATGAAACATCAATATTACCACCTATTGCAAACTTTTTAGCATTAAAAGTAAGTGATCTGTATGCTAGTTCAGTTATTGCTTCTGCTCTTGCTCCAGATCCATTTCCACCATGAACATCGACAGATACTACATTTTTAATCTCATATTCGACAGGATCTACTAAAATGTCAGTAACACTACCTGCAACTGATACTCTACCATAAGCAGTGTTGATACCAGTCGTACTAGTCTCAAAACCGACTGAAGGTGGGAATGAAACATCATATCCTTCACCTGCATTGACTATTTCAAAGGATCTTACAGGACCGTAGTAAATACACTTTTCAGATTTGTAATTTGTGATTTCAACACCATTAATCAACATTCCAGTTGTTCCAGTTTGTGTTGGTTCGGATGTTATCTTTGGTTTTGTGCCATCAGTAAGGTTTTGATCAAGAATGAACCTTTTAAGTGATCCAGAAGGAAAAATAGACTCTCTTGCTTGTTCTGCACGAATAAAGTCATGAATTCCTGTAGGAAGCTCTGTAGGAACAAATCCAACTGATAATCCAGAAGGAATAAACGATCTTGACTGATATAACTTAATTTTATTGTTTGGTGACAATACTTCAACAAAATATGATGCTTGAGTTAGTCCACCAATCGGTGTAGTGTCTCCTCTTGGGACATATGAGACTTCTTCTCCAGTTTTGAAAGGTACACTGCTTGGAAACGAGAAAATTGTGTATCTATTGGTTAAAACATCATATCCTTCAAAATCAGCATTTCCTATCTTAGGATCTGTCAATGTTGCAGTTATTTTCTCAGTTGTTATGTCATATGAAGGAATAGAGTTAGATGCAACATAACCTTCCTTTAAATCAGTAGGAGAATACTTAGCATCAAGAATATATGTGTTAGTTACATCTGCAAGTATCTGATCTTGACCACCAACAATAGGAACTCCTGTACTTGTCGCTTTTTCTTGAATTCTTCTTATATCATAGCTAACACCAGAGGCAGCTGTAATGGTTCCTGAGAGAGTTACCTCATTTAGTGCAGTATTTACGAAGTTTACATTTAAACCCGTTGCAACGACCGTCTGAGTGTTTCTAATGACGATCTCAACAGTATCGTTCAACTTTATACTTGCTTTATCAATCCTACCCTTCAATCTAAAGGTAGTTCCAAAGAATTGTTCTACTTCATACCTTGCACTAGTGTTATAAATCCAAGAATTGAAAAATACTTGCGAATATGTTTTATCTGTTGGTGGATTCTTGACATATCTACCTAAATTCTTAACTTGTATCCTAGATTGCTCAGTTAGTCCATATAAGTTCTGTAAAGACTCAAAACCACTAATTACACCAGTCAATCTCATGTTGACTCGCTTAGTTAAGTCGTTATCTTCAAATCCATAGACTAAAGTAGGTGCATATAACTCAGTTGCTGATGGAATCTCTTTTAACGCAGTTGTAACACCGATAAACTGGTTTATAGTCTTTTCTGAGTAGTCTAATGTCTGATAGAACGAATCATCAGCTACTCCTACTTGGAAAGTACCTGTTTTTCCAAATCCTATGGTAGAATCAACCGTAATGACTGTTGCACCAATTCCAATTGTGCCTACTGCCTGTGTTTTGCCAGGTATTACAAAATTACCTTCAATTAAGTCCTTATCATCAAAACCAATGAACACAGATATGCGATAATAGTCATCTCTTATCTGTACAACATCAGAAATAGGTCCTGACGCACCATTTACTATGTCATTACCTATTTCATTATCTTGGTATAGTGTTTGACCTATTAATTTAAGTGGATCACCTTCTATTACCCTAACAGCAAAAGATTCTCTTCTTAAGTAGTTGGCAAATGATGGTTTTATTAGATATTTCTCAAGATCGTTGATTTTTGGTTCTAAACCAAATAATGCCTTGAATAAAATCTTAAATGACTCATCAGTACCTTTAGATTCATATAAATTTCTTGCTTCTTTTATAAAGTTGTTAACATTAAGCTCAGGACTTAGTGTGACACCCTCTAGACCAGGTGTATATTGTGCTTTTAACTTAGTATAGAACTCTTGTAAGAATAATGCACTTAAATTCTGTATACTTGCTCCAGAATCGTGTTTATCAGGTGTAGTATCAGTATATGTTAGATTGTATGGGTCATTGGTAGTACGGTATGTTGTAATGCCACTAAACCCTCTTGTGCATCCTGTAAATGTATTAGTAGTTACACCTGTATATGTTATAATCTCATTATCAATCTTTAAAAGACCATACTCTTGTGGAAATCCTTTAGTATTAGGAGAAACTGTTATAGTATCTGTTGTAGAGTCGATACCAGACGCAACAGTTGCAACTCCTGCTATAACTTCCTTAGTTAAATTATCAATCTTAATATATTTGTCAATATTCTCCCCAATATCAAGAGAACCACCTTGATGTTCTTGTGATATGTAATATTGCTTTAAAAATTCTTCTAGTAATGGGTTTTCTGCCTTTGCAAACTCTGGAGTCTGATCTCCGACAACTTGATAGGTCTTAACCCTAGAAGATAGTGGACTGTAGGTTTCTATCATTCGTTTTATGACCTAATTATAGTACCATTTGAGTAACTAGAGGTTGTCCTATATCCAATTCCAGATATTTGCTGTCCAGAAGATATCGTGTCTCTGACCATATTTATCTTAGTATTCGACATGTCTAATTGAAGGTATAAATCCTTCAAACCTATGATATCATTAGATTCTGGGAATGCTTGGATCTGAATTAGATCATTTCCAAGTGTTGTGCTAGTGATATTCAGTGTATTGATAATTATTTCACCTTTTACATAATCTACTGTTCCTGCAGATGGAAGAACAACAGCAGATGAGTCTGCTTCAACCTCTGCTAACTGAATAACTGCTAATTGTCCTGTTTTTAGGTCTGGATTTGGAATATCTGTAAAGTATAGGATATCAGATCGACCAGAAATTGTAAATCCTGTACTTTTGATGTTTCTACCATCTTTGTTTACATGGAATTGATTACCAAAGCATAATTCATACTGAGCAAACGCATTAAAGACAGGTTTTAAGTCTCTACGCATTATAACTTTAGTAATATTGGATGTAATCGCTTTATTTGTCTCGTCAATAACTGCTACAGAGTCAGAATACTTAAATCTTCCTCCAAATCTGTTTAAATTAGTAGATCTTCCATAATTTGTTAATGATTGAGACACTTGTGCTTTCAAAGTATCAGTTTCATCGTATACATTAGTGTTATAATAGACTGCAGTGTCAAGTTCAATGTATAGAATCTTAAGATCTACTATTTTTTGATTGATTCCTGCTATTGAGTAACTTTTTAACTGGTCTAAGATTCTTGTTTTTGTAAAATCAGATAAAAATGTCGCATTTCTTGGTTTTATGCTCAATAGAACAGTTCCAAACTCAGGTGGATCTAATTCTTCACCGCCAACCACTGAAACAGACTCTGCATCAGGGAATACGCTTTGTATTATTGCCTCATAATCCTTTGTGGTGACTGCTCTGTACTGTGATGAGTATACTCTGGGTGCAATGTACTTAATAGAGTCTATAGTTTCAATATCACCACCACCTTTTGCATTCTGAATGGTGTTTATTACAGGTGTTGCACTCGCTGCGAGTGGATTACCCGCATCATCTACCGCATCTGCACTATATGAGAAGAATTTACCATCGTTACCTGCCTTTCCATCAGTAATAATATAACTTATTTCAATAATATCACCATCTTCTAGTTTTGTACCAAAAAATCCATCGCCAAATAGCAATTCATACTTCTCATCTTTGATTTCTTGTATCAAATAGATGTTAGATGTTGCATCTAGTGATGTAATGTTGTCAATTCTTGAATATTCTAGTCCACCTGATGCTCCTGCCTTTCTTACAAACACTCTAATCGACTCAGTATCAATAAATGAGTTCTCTAATATGAATTTTTGGTCTACACTACCATTTACAACAAAGTTTTTCTTTAAAAGAGTGCCTTGATACACTACTAAGTTCTCAAATTTAGCAGTTCTTGGTGGATTTGTTAAAATATTGCTTCCTTGATCAATAGGAGATGCTGCTATTACATCTTCTGGTATAGAAAATGTAAAAGAAGTGTTATTTTGTGCTCCTACACACACTAATCCTTTGTTTAATTTGACTGTATTACTATTTCCATTGAATTTAAAGTCAAAATTTATTATTGCTTGAGCAGATTTACGAGATCTTGGTACATATCCTATATTTCTTGCCAAAGAAACAACATTTTCTCTCAAAGTTGCTGAATCCAAGAAGGATTCATTGACTACCATGTTACTATTGAACGCTGAGATATAAGTATTGTACGCTAAAATGTCTATTAAGATCGACATGTTCGATCCTTCAAAGTCAAAATCAGTAAAATTACTGTTTGCTCTTAAATATTGACGAATCTGATCCTTGATTTGATCAAAATCTAAATTTGTAAACTTACTTACTGGCATTTTGTTACCTAGTTGCCTCTAAAATGAACTCAAATCCCTGTACAGCTCGCTCTTGACCTACGATTTCGTAATTAATTAACATCTCGTACTCATTTAAGTCAGGTCTAGGTGTTGCGTTTACAGTAATATTCGCTATTCTTGGTTCAAATGTTGCCAAAAGTGTCCTAACTTCATCTGCTATGACTCCTCCAGTAGCAACATCACAAAAACCAAAGAGAAGATCTGATACTTCTGATCCTACATCGCTATAAAACCTCTCTCTTATTCTAGTTTGAACAAGATTTCTTACAGAACGCATGATTGCTCTCTCATTTTTGAGTACACCTAAGTCTCCTGTAACAGGATTAGGTACAAAATCGAGGGTAATATCCTTATAAGTATGTGATTTTTTAGTTGCCATTAAAATTGGCACAGGGTTCGTGAGTTATTTATACCCTATTTTTTGATTTTTTTCAACTACACTCAGAACTATGCTCCATTTCGTAGTATTGATCCTCATAATGTAGTCCATCATTGCCATTTTGACCTATGACATCCATTCTTTTCTCGTCCCATTCAGCATCTTTTAGTATTTCGTCATATAAAGTATCATCTCTCTTTAGTCTATCATCTATATGATCTCTTATTTTCTTCAAACATTCTTTCATAGGCAATGTCTCTACACCGACTATCTCGTCGGTTATAGATCCATCCTGTTTAATAGTGAATTTTACAGTAATCATCGAGGAACGCTCGCTAATTTTTTCCTTGCCCACGGTATTTTTTACGAGCAGCGTTTCGGGCGGTGCTAGAATATTTTGTATTCTTACCGTTACCCTGCCTAGTTTTCTTGTTAATCTTTCTATCTATCATTATATCACCCTAGTCTTTTCATGACCAACTCTAATTCTAGGATCACACCAGATCTCAAACCCTGCTTCTAATGCATCTAAACAGAATGATACATCTTCTCCACACATGTCTTGTACATCACCTGACTCAAAGACTTGCATCTTAGGAGCAAACCATGGATACTTCATCTCTTCATGTTCCCATACACCATTCTTAATAAGAACCCAACCAAAACCAGTGTAATCGACTGTGAATGGTTTCTTCCTCTTAGACATGGTTTCACCAGTCTCATGATTCATGACTCCTCCATTATTTCGGAAGTTGTCTTCATCCAACCAGTGAGCAACTGAAGTGGTTTGACCATCTTCTGTCATATACCAACCTGCTGCTATATCCTTTTCCATTAATACTAGTTGTAGTAACTGTTCAGTTCTGAATACTATATCAGAGTCAATCCATAACTGATAGTCATACTTTAACTTACCGTCCCAAGGTATCTGATCAGGTCCTCGCAGCACATTAGCACCTAAGCACTTGCAACGAGCAAAGTTAACCATACTACTATAATCTTGCGATATCTGTATGCTTACTCCATGTTGAACTAAGTCAAATGCCATTTGAACGAAGCTCTTTAGAAACACATATGAACATCCACGACCTGGCATACAGAAGACGAGAGACTTGCCTCTCAACATTTCCCATGCTTTATCGTAATCCCATTCTTGAGTCGCCTTTTTCTTGGCAGGTGACTTTGCCTTTACTGTAAATCCTTTAGCCATAATGTTAGTAACACTTCATTATTATAACACATTATATAGTGGTTGACAATTAGAACATAATATTGCCTGACACAGAGATCCGAGTCAGGTCGCTCTTGTACGGTACAACCATATGGAGGGTATTAGAAGGGAATAAAAAGAACTCTCCTTTGTTAGGAAAGAAAAACTTTCTATGATCATTATGACAGAACATAACAGAACCTGGCACAGGACCGTTATTAGTCATATTCATTCTTTGTTTCTCTGTCTTAAGGTCAGGTACATCATTTAGATAGATGATGAAACTTACATTCCCCTTATGATCATGTAATGGATTACAGTCATACTTCTGCATATAGTTAATCCATAGACTATCAATCTGCCAGTCTGATAACCACTTGTTATATGTCCATCCTAGATGCTTTGCCCATATCTGCATATAATCAACTACCTTAGTCTTAATTGCCTTAGAGAACCATTCAACAACCTCTGGAGGGTAGTTCCATTCATCATGTGTATTCATTGCTAAGTCTATCTCAGCATTGAACTCTTCACGATGCCTGATTGCGTCGCCCTGCTCTAATAGTCCCTGTACAATACTATCATCAATAGAGGTTTGCCATATAGGAGGACCCCATGTATGTAAACTATCCATTAAACGGTGCTCTGTAATAAAGATTTGCCGATAGAGATACTCTTTCTGCACCTATAGTCCTATGTGGCATCACCATATGATGTAAACCTGATGGGAATATGAACAACTCTCCTACCTTTGGTACGAATGTCTTCTTATCACCTCCCCAACAGAATGTTATAGAACCAGGCTCAGGAGCAGTTCCAAGCACCTTGTCTGTATATGTAGGTATTTGTAGGTACAACACAATAGACAGATCTCCTACATGATTGTGGAGTGCTGTCATATCATGTTCTTTATAGTAGTTAACCCAGATATGATCGAATTCCCAAATATCATCCTCAGTAGGAACAGGTAGTTGGTTGTGCCGACTATAACCTGCCAAATACTTCTTAAGGTGAGGTCTAAAGATTCCCCAGAACCACTCTATATCCTTACTAGGAAAGTGCCATTGGTCATCAAAGTTGAAAGGTAGCATAGGTGTGGCAGACTTATCCCCACGAATACTATTCGCCCTTTGAAGTATAACCTCTGTTATATCCCATGGTATTGTAGTTCGCCACAGGTAAGGACCCCATGTGTAACCTTCAGTACGAAGCATCTGCTAAAAGACCACTATCAACAATGTCACAATCACTACCTACACACTCGTATGTAATACTATCTGTGTGGTATGACCTATAGATTCTCCCCCAGATGACATCAAACTCATGTTGATCTAGGTTCTTAAACAAACACTTATCCTCAAAGTATATGTGGTATGTTTTGTTCATTCTTCTGAAATGTAGATTCCTTCTTCGTATAGTTGTAATGTAAGTTCCTGATCCTCGTACAGATCTAACTGTTGAACAAACGACTCAGGAATGGTGATTATGTATTCATCAGTAACTGAGTCAACCCTCACAGGCAATTTTATCTTAGAAAATTTTTTCACTAATATGTGGACTGACCTAATGTTTTTATATATCAGAAATTTTTTTTTCAGACTGATAAAGACTTGTCGAATTGGGTCGTTTATAGCTTAGAATTAAGGAACCCTATTAAAACACCCCATCACGAAACCACAAAAAATATTTAAGAACAAAAAACACTGTCCTTAATTGTATAATAGTGAGTGCAATTGCATCATCATTCTTATTAACTAAGACTGCCAAGTTACTGTGAGTTGTTATCAATTAGACTGTCAAATCATTGTTCTTATTTAACTATTAGTATTATAACATAGTTCTCACAATATATCAACAACTGTGTGTGTCTTAATTGTTACATAATGCTGACAATTTACTGGACTGTGTGTTATTTTGTGTATCTGCTAGTTGACAATTTGTTTTCCTTATGTTATGCTCGCTAAGCGAGCATAACA